CGGCATCCAGACCAAGAATGGCCCCTTTTTTCTCTGCAACCGGATCCACCCACCCTCGCCCCGGCCCCATCCAGCGGGCGCGGGAATAGGCTGCGCGGGCATCAACGAAATCGGGTGCGCCGGCAGGCAACGGCAGATCTTCGATATCGTGAACCTCTTCAACGAAAGCGGTAAGCACCGGCTGCGCCGTTCCCATGGAAAAATCATCACGGCGTCGTGTGAGGGTTTTCCAGGCTTCAAGCAGGGAAGAACGCGCAGAACTGTAGTTAACGTCAGACCAGTCCTGCGTCACCTGTTGTGGAGATAATCCGGTTCCGGAAGAGAAATTACGCAGGACCGCAGATTCAAACACTTCAAAATTGCTGTAAGGGCGAGCGGCATTGACCGTCGTAATTTTTTCACCGGGGTACAGAATGGGCATGCGGGCGCCGTTCTGAAGTGTCAGCCGGCGATCATTGTGAAATTCAATGCGCCCGTCCTGGTAGGCACCCAGACTGGTGTCATCAAAGTTTTCCCCCATGGCAGCCTGAACCATTTCAGAGTCATAAGGCGACTCGATATAGGCGGCGAAAATCGCATTCAGGATCGCCGCTTCAAGCTCGCTCTGGTCGTATTTGACCAGCATTTTCAGGCGCTGAACCACGGGCGTCAGAATGCCGTTTCCCCGATGCTGTGCGCCACGTTCATGATCAAAATCATGAACAACGTGCGGGCGGCCCCAGCTTGTTTCACGTGGGACACGGCGCCATGTCAGGGTTTTTGCTCCGCTCCACCAGTCGCCAATATGCGCCTCGCGGATGTGATAGGCGATCGGCGCGCCGTCAGCGTCAATCTCAACGCCACCACGAATATTCGGCAGGTCAAAATTCTGCTGTGGGTTACTGAGCCTGTCAGGATCGACCACCTGTACAGTGGTGGCATATCGGCCCCGGCCACGTCCGAGCCTGTCGGTGCGATACTGCAATACCAGCAGCGCGTCGCCATCGATAAGTTTGTGGCGAAACGCCAGACGCAGCATCTGGGGAACGGTGAGTTTACGCTCCACATCACAGTAACGCCCGGTATCATATGCCCAGGTTCGCCAGTGCGCCTCCAGTGCCTTGCCGTATTCTTCTGCCCAGGTTGAATCGAAGGTTTTTTTCCCGGTCATCATCCGAAGCACGCGATAATCGGGTTTCATGATTGGGCGAAAATTGGCCCCGACGGCATTATCGAGCAGACGGGTTACGGCACCGCTGGCCCATCCATCATTACGCACCAGGTCACGCGCACGCGCGACGATGCGATCCCGGTAAATATTGATTTCGTTGTCAGGCGACCACAACGCAGGTTGCCAGTTTGCCAGCTGGTCGCTGAACGAATCGGCGGCATCATACGGAACGCGGCCACCACTGGTGAGCATGGATGGCCGACTCTGCCGGAAAGGTGTCCCGTCCGGCCCGAGAATTTGCACTTTGTTCATCAGAATCTGAACCTCACAGGTTTTCTCGGACGCGCCACAATGCCAAGCTGTGCCTGCAGCAACTGTATCAGTGCCAGCAGGTCGGCAAGCGAGCTTTGCTGATAAGAGACTGAGCGGGTACCGTCTCCCTGTGAATAGGAAAACGAAACACCGCGGCTCCCGGTCGTTAAATCGATATACGCCTGCTGGGCTTTCGCCAGCGCATCCCTGAGTTGCGCATCCGTCATTGCGCCAGCAAGTAAACTGGTGTTTCGGTTAAACATGGCGATCCTTATCTGGGCAGGAGTTTTGACAGACTTTTCCGCTTCGGTGCCGTTGATTCCTCAATGACAGCACCAGGAAGCTCGTAGCTGATTTTTTCTTCAGGTTCTGCCGGAGGCGGCTGCAATCTGTCCGGGTTCGCTTCAAGATTGGCAGCCCGAACGTTTAGTTTCAGCCCCATATGCATAAGCCCGCACAGCGCGGCATATCCGTAAACCCGGCAGTCCAGCGCCTCATTCGCGCGCCCGGGGATCTGTTCCCAGACACTGAACCGCTGCCCGGCAACGACCTTGTAGACAAGGCGCTCCGCCAGAAGCTGGTTGAAATAACCCACATCACGATCATCCGGGAAATGCATATACCCCGGCGCCGGTTCATCCTGTTTGGGGGGGTCAAGGTGCAGCCTGCCGCGCACAACATCTTTGGCCGCGTTGACGCCGATCATGATTGGCCGGAACTGCGCTTTGCTTTTTGACGTGGGTCGTTTGGTCGGCCAGACAGGATTACGCTTACCGCCCTGGGCTGATTCCCCCTTTACGGCCCAGATGCGACGGGCCAGTCGTTCTTTCGCGAACTCGTAAACTTTCTGGGTATGGTGACCACCGGAGTCATGGCAGGCCGCCATGATGGTCAGTCCCCTGCCATCGTTCCGGCGCCAGACCTGTTTCAGATACGCATCAAGCCGTTTCCACGGTTCATCGGTCTCCAGATCCCCGTAAATCACATCATGTGCCACTGACCAGGACTCTTCGTTTTTCCCCCAGCCGATCACTTCGATTTCAAAACGATCGTCCTGGGTATCGATCCCGGCAGTCAGGACGGCCACGCGGTCATGCACAGGCGCGGGGAATATTTCCCGGCGCGCCAGTAAAATATCGACGGGCAGCTGCTTGCCGTGGTTTGGTCGGTGCGGCAGCCCCATCTGGGTGTTCCACCAGGCCTGTTCTTTATCCGGATCACCTTTCGCCCTGATGTACTTCTCCGCGATATCGGACGGCTTATCTTTCTGCCACGGGCTGAACAGTTTTGATGCCTGATATCCGGCGTGGGTGTTATCAACCGCTTCATTGCCGCATTCCGGGCAGATTGCCCGGTATACCGCGTGGCGATCTGATTCCGACCAGCGCCATACTTTATCAACGCTGCTGGCATCATCAGTAACCCATGCCTGTTCATATTCCAGCAGAGGGGAATGCCGCCCGCCGCAGCATTCAAACGGTTTTGTCTGGTGCCAGCGGATAGTCTGTAACGCGCGCAGACGCTCACCTTCAGACCAGCCAGCTCCGCAGCACTCACAGTGGATCATCGCTGATTTGGTAAGATGCTTATCCCCCTCTTTCGGCCACTGGACGTGTTTAAAAAAATCGAGAAACTGGCGGTGACCGCAGTGTGGGCACACCACAGAAGCACGGCGCTGGTCGGAATCGGCATAGCTGTCCGCTATCCGGCTTTCATCTTCCACTGTTGGTGAACAGGCCCGGACAGAAAGCCAGGTCAGGCCGAATGTTGCCGTACGCTCTTCCGCCAGCGCAATGGGATCGCCCTCGCGTGTTATCGGATATTTGTCCACCTCATCCGCAAGCAGAATTCGAATTGGCCGGCGCGCAAGGTTATCCGGGCTACCGGCACCCGCCAGCGCGAGAAATCCGCCGGTGAAAGCTTTATAGAGAATGGTTTCCTTCGAACTTTTCTGTTTCGTGTCGCCAATGATTTTACGCAGTACCGGCGTTACCCTCACCAGCGGGCTGATACGTTCTTTTGAAAATTGCTCCGCAGCTTCTTCTTTCGGCTGCAACAGCAATATCGGACAGGGATCGAGGTGCGCGAAATACCCGAACAGGTTTTCCAGTAGTGCAGTTTTCATTAACTGGGTACAGCACATCACCGTAATGACATGCACTCCTGATTCGGTCGCTGCCAGCATCGGCCCCCTGGCAATCTCTACTGTCGAGGTTTCCCAGTTCCCGGACGTGCTCCCCGCCTCTTTTGCCAGCTTGCGATAATTATCTGCCCATTGCGGGACACTGATCCGGGGTGGTGGCGTCCACCCTTTACGCACACTCAGCAGAAGACGTTCAATCTTCTGCTGGCTTAAACTCTGGCTCTCCGAGGACTGAGATATGTTTGTGGACATGTTCAATCAGCACCTCTGTCATCCTGTCCGCCGGTACATCAAGATCAGCTGCTATAAGTGGCGCCGCCCTGGACGGCCAGTTAAGCCATGCATCCCGCTGCTGGCGAAAGGCGTTGAACAGAACCTCCTCGGCGACTGCCAGTTCAATGAGCTGGCCGCTGTCTTTCTCATACTGGAGTTTTGCCAGCAGAGCCATGTAGTTCTCACGAATACGTGCCGCTTCCTCCCTTGTGAGGCTGGCGCCCTCCGTGAGCATTATCTGCTGTACAGTTTTATCAATGTCATCACCGTCATCTTCGCTGATGACCGGTGCTTTATTTTTCTTCGCATTCGATGCGCGCGGATCTTTTCCGTCGCGATTTTTTTTGAGCGCTGCATCGCTGGCTTCGACCTCAATCAGGTCCCCGTCCATAACAATGAACTTGCCAGCTTTGATCCAGCGGCCAATGGTTTTGCGATCAACGCCAGAATGCTGCGCGTACTGACTCTGGTTCATCGTTGTCATGGGACATCACCTGGGACATTTTCAGGGGTGGGACATTTACCTGGGACATTTTTGCGATGTCCCACCCCAATGTCCCACAGGAATAAACTGGAATAACCAGAGCTGGCGCGGTGTCCGGTACGATCTCAACAGGTGGGACATGGGACACAAATCTGAAATCCATAGCTGCAAAAACACCGCGGCGCGCAATGCCCGTGCCTTACAAAAGCCTCAGGAAGGACCCAAAACGGTGCAGGGTCACCGCGCGCTGCTCAGCGCCTCGCTGATCGCCCGGCTTAGTGCGGCTGGCATGAGTGC